TAGATGTAGAAAAAAACAGATCAATTTCTAAAAAAGCTCTTAAAGCTCTTAACAGAGACAAACCTTTTTTAGGATTTATTTTTGGAACTATATACCTGCCTACTAGAATTTGGGATTTTATTTCTGATATAATTTGGTGGAATAGATATCGTAAATGTTGCAAGGAAGTAGAGTTTATAAAACAGGAGTTAAAAAATTATGATTGATTTTGAAAAAGACCAACAAGACGCAATGAAGAAAACTGATAATATTCAGTCTCTTGCGGATCAAGTAGAAAAACTAGAATCTTTAACTAAGAGACTAGACTTACAAGAAGATAATATAAAAAGTACAAAAAAAGAATTAGAACATTTATCTGGAGAGGTTATTCCAACAATGATGGCTGAGATGGGTTTATCTCAACTAAAATTAATGGATGGATCTCTGGTAGATGTTAAGCCTTTTTATAGCGCAAACATTACTGTAGCTAATAAAGAAAAGGCTTTTAACTGGCTTCGTAACAATGGATTAGGGGACATAATCAAAAACGAGATATCCGTGTCCTTTGGTCGCAACGAAGAAAACAAGGCAGCTGATTATGCTGTTCTTGCACAAGAGCGTGGGTTTCAACCAACACAAAAGATGAAGGTTGAGCCCATGACTCTTAAAGCGTTAGTCCGTGAGCGTACTGAGGCAGGTAAAGACATGCCAACGGAACTTTTCAACATATTTGTTGGAAATAAAACAACAATAAAAAGGAAACAATAAACATGAACCAAGTACAAAAAAAAGAAGAAGCAGGTGCATTGTCTACGAATATATTCGAAGCTGATGCAAATGCGGGCTCTCAGAATATGACGCAAGAAGACCTTGCGTTACCATTTCTGAAAGTTTTAGGACAATTATCTCCAGAGGTTAATAAACAAAACGCTAAGTTTATTAATGGTGCAGAACCTGGAATGATTGTAAACAGCGTGACCAAAGAGCTTTATGATGGGGCAAAAGGTATAAATGTTATACCAGTCCATTATGAAAGACAATATGTCGAATGGCAGGACAGAGGTCAAAGCACTGGCGCTCCTGTAGCAATCCATAGTGTAGATAGTGATATCATAAGTACAACTACTCGTGATAAATCTTGGAAGGATAGATTACCAAATGGTAATTACCTGGAAAACACTGTTAATCACTTTGTGATTCTTATGGGTAAAAGTCCATCAACAGCGTTGATATCTATGAAGGCTACTCAATTAAAGATTAGTCGTAAATGGAATTCAATTATGATGGGTCTTAAGCTTCAAGGTAAGAATGGCTTATTTACGCCGCCAACATATAGCCACATTTATAATCTAAAAACTGTTCAGATGTCTAATGACAAAGGAACATGGTTTGGATGGGATGTATCTAAAGTTGGTCCGGTTACAGATAAGGGTGTTTACGAAATTGCTAAAAGCTTTGCTGATAAAAACAGTAAAGGTTTAGTAAAAGTTAAACCAGAAACTCAAGAAGAAACAAAAAGAACTTTAAATTTATAAGTTCCTGCGGGAGTGGGCGGTTAAGCGAGAGTGGACCCGCCCACTAATAATTATGAATAAGAAGTTTGATAAAGCTCCTGTTAATTACGAAGATTGGTTAAATCTGGGAAGGGTTATTATACCCTGTCTCAAGGGTAAACCAGTTGTCAGTGATTGGTCCAACCCAAATTTTAAGATCACGAAAGAAGAATGGAGAGCAAGCTACACACACTGCGAAATAGCACTAAGACTAGATCAAGATATAGATCTTGATATAGATAATGATTTAGTAAAAAGATTTATAACAAGTTACATAAAATCTTGTGATGCTGTCTCTGGTAGAAGAGGCAATCCAAGTAGCCACTATTGGTGGAAAGGTAAAGCACCATTTAAACAATTTGTTTTACCAAATGAATTACAAAAATATTGTGAAGGTTTTCCTCATGGTTTAACTCTTTGTGAAATAAGACATGAGTCAAAACATTATACAATAGTACCAGAATCAAAACACAGTAAAGCAAACGAAACTGTAAAATGGGAAAGGTATCAAGATATAAGTGAATATCCTGGCAATTTAAGTGTTGATGTAGGTAAAATTGCATTAGCAACGGCTCTATGTATTACATATGCAAGTTCTGGACAAAGAGATGCCTACTGCACTGCAATTGCAGGCGCATTAATAAAAAACACAGAATGGACTGAAAAGGAAATAGATGATTTTGTTTATGATGTAGCAACAGCTGCAAACGATGATGAAGTAGAAAAAAGAAAAGCAAAAGGAACAAGTAGTAAAAAAGCAAAAAGAAAATTTGGAATGCCTAAACTTGCTGAGATTATAGGCTGTTCTACAAAAACAGTATCAACTTTGTTTAGTTGGATAGGTATAAAAGAAGCAACAACAGAAGAAGCAAAAGAATCTATTGGGGATATTACAGAATATGGAAGTGATAGATATTTTGTAAAAATAAATGCTGTAGTGCAAGGTAAACCAGTTGAAAAAACAATAACAGTAGATGGCCCAACACTTAGAAATAAAAAATTATTTTATGACGCTGTAATTAGTAAAGCATCTGTCTGGATCCCAGAAATGAAAGTTACAGATTTTGAAGAAATAATGAGAAGAAAATATGAAGCTAGAGAAAAATCTAAAGACTATGTTGAAGATGCAGAAGAAGATTTAAGATTTGTAAAACATTTTAAAAATTATATTACAGAAGAAAAAGTATATACTAATAAAAAGGAACTGGCTTACTTTGGTATGCCTTACTTTAATCAAGAAAAAAGTACTTTAGAATTTAATTTAGATAAGTTTGAAGATTACTTACATAGACAAAAAGTAAATTTACCTAGAGTTGATCTAGTTATTAAAATTCAAAGAGTTTTAAAAGCAAAAAAGAATCACGGTAAATTTGGAAAAGAACAAAAATCGTGTGTGTCATGGAGAATGACAGAACAAACAATTGATAAAGAAGATTTAATAGTAGATGGAGAATATAAGGAGTTGCCAGATGAAACAGCCTAAATTTATATCAGGACCTCCAGGTACAGGTAAAACCACAAGGTTTTTAACAGGTAAATACTTGGATTTATTAAAGAATTTTACCTATGATAGAATTATAGTTTTATCCCACACCAGGGTTGCAGCGGCTGAAATAAGAGATGCAATATTAAAATTACCAGAAGTAAAAGAAAAAGGTCTCACAAAGAAATCTTTAAAATATAAAATATGTACCATACACAGTTTTTGTAAAAATAGATTGGTTGGTAAAAAAGAAGTATTTAGTTATACAGACCACATTAATTTATCAAGACAAGATTCTATGTTTAAACTTCAAAGAGTTAATGAATCGGAGTTTAATAACGATAGACATAAATTTTATAAATATTTATCTGACGCACATGGCAGAGGAAAAACTCTAGAAGAACATTGGAGAGAGTGTGATAAAGCATCTTACAAACCTTATAGTTTAAACTCAATAAAGGATATGGAAGAAATATATGACGCATATAAAAAAGAAAATCATATATGTGACTATGCTGATATGATACAGGATTTTATTGATAAAGCAATTGAACCTGACATAGATGCATTAATTGTTGATGAAGCACAAGACAGTAATGTTCCACAGAGAAAAGCTCTTGATAAAATGGCAACCAGAGTAAAAGAATATTATTTTGTTGGAGATGCAGACCAAACTATATTTGAATTTGCAGGATCTGATGCAGATTATTATCATAGACTATCAAAAGATGCAGAGGAATTAGATCAAGGTCTTAGATGTGGTAAAACAATAAATGAATTATGTAAACAAATTATAAGACCTATTTGGGACCATTATGGTTATCAAAGAATATGGAAACCTGCAGAAGGTATAATTGGTAAACACTATTATCTGCCTAGCTTACAAACTAATTGCAGTGCTATGCAAACATTATTAGAAAAAATTAAAAATACCGATGAGACTTTTTTATTTACATATAGAGGGACTCCTTCTGATTCTTGGGTGAGGAAATTTTTAAAGCACCATGGTATAGAGTTCGCACATGTAGGGAACACGGCCCACGTGCCAAAAAAAGAAATAAGATGTCATAAATTATGGCCTGAATTTACTGAAGGTAAACCTATGCCTTTGAAACAAATAAAAGATTTTTGGGACTATATAGGCAGTAAAGTAATTGTTCACGGTAAAGGAGAAGCAACTTTTGAAGACTGGATTAAGAAAGACTACTCAATAAATGATTTAATAAATAAAAAATATTTAAAACCAGATTCTATTAACCATAAAGACTTTGTATTAATAAGAACTAAAACAGAAGAAGACAGAATTAAATATATAAAAAAAATATTACAAAGAGGTTTTGATTTAGAAGGTGATGTCAGAGTTAAATATGCAAATATACATACAGTAAAAGGTCTTACATTCGATAATGTAATTGTAGATTTAACAGCAACAAGATTAGAAAAATATTTCACACAATTAAGATTAAAGTATGTAGCTTATAGCAGAGGAAGAATAGACTGTTGGACAATTGCATCACAAGGAAAATATACACTAGGAGGTAGATAATGATGGACTTAACAAGCGAAGAAATTTTATTATTTATGATAACATTTTATTTTGCAATTAAACTTTATTTGGAATTTGTAATATGAGCGATGACATATATAAAAAACAGGTAGGTGGAACTCACTATAAATCTATGGAGATTCAACCATCAGAATTTATTAACAAAAATAATTTACCTTTCGCCGAAGGAAACGCAATTAAATATTTA